TGACAATTTGTCTTTTAAAGTCAAATAAGTGTTTCCTACTAAAGCCATATTTTTCTCCTTATTATTTGGACTAGCGAAACTAATTCACTAGCCAAGATGTAATACTTACGAGTTATTGCAGATTGCGAAAGTAGGAATACAAAAGGGTAACCAACCGCCAATTCCAAAATACTAGCAATCAAACCTGCTACTCAAAGCAGGACCAATTTTATCTATTAAAACTATCCTCCGTACAAAATATCTGCTTGTCTTTCACTTTTGCCAACAGGTTTATTTACATTTGGCAAAGTATCATTGATGCATTGTTCCCCAATAGAGTGAAATGTTTTAATAAAATCAGGGTGATTAGTCAAACCCTTTGCTTTAATCAAATCGAGAAATCCTTTTGTCGCAAATGATTTAACACCTTTATTTGCGACATTTATATATTTGTCATATTCTTCTTGCGTATATCCATTTAATTCTTTATCTGTATTTAGCAATTGCGAATATGAATCAGCTTCTGCTTTTTGAATTTGAGCTGTTAAATTTTCTGCATTTGGAGTATTTTTTGCAACAAGTTCAACAGCTAAATTCATCAATTTATTTGCAGATTTATTTGAAAGATTAAATTCTTTTGCTAATGGTTCAAATTTACCTAACATTTCTTTATCTAGTTCCATACCCTCTGGAAGTTGAACTTCTGTATAGTCAAATTGTTCAGGTGAACCATAGATATCATTATTTTCTTGATTATCTTCTTTTTCTTTACCTTGTTTTTGTTCATCAGAATTATCTGAATTATTTTTATCATTTTGGTTTTGAGATTTATCATCAATATTTTCTTGATTGTTTTCACCTCCCAAACCTTGAAGATTAGCTTCATTTGGTAATTGAGTTTGTTGTAATTCTTGATTTTCTTGTTCGCTCATTGTTTTCTCCTTTTCTAATTTTCAGTGTTACTTGTAATTTTCCTTTAATAATTCTTGATATTTTTCTCTATTTGCCTGATAGATGTTATCAAGCAACCATTGACCTTGCTCACGTTTCCCTAGTGTAAGAAAAGTTTCTTTGTCAGTGGAATTTCGGTTTAAACCTCTTTCGAACGCGCCAAATTGTCGGAGTAAAATAAGCATTAACTTAAAACCGTCTTTATCTACCAACACATTTGAAAGTGTTTGCAATTCTTCTTTATTCAAATTCATAATCATCAATTCCTAAAAAAATAAGAGAGAGCCATATACAAAACATGCAATATATGTCAGAAAGGAGAGACTCTCTCTCTTGTCTAAGTTTCAGTTTACATTTCGCTTGAAGAGTAATATTTTTTATCCAACACCTAAACGTGTTGCCAAATCTCCACCGATAGAATCGATACCGCCCATATTCTTAATCATTTCGGTACCCTCTTTCATTTGTTGCATTTGTTGAGCTTGTTGTTGCTGTTGTTGCAATTGTTCACGATATTTATTCACTTCATCAGTAGATTTAACAAGTTCAGGATTTACGTTTGCAATTTCTGCATATTCATCAACAACCTTATCAGCATTGATTTTCTTAACAAGTGTTGGGTCACAAACCTGAGAAAGATTTGTAACAAAAGTTGTAAATCTTTCCATACTGGAAATATTTTTAACTTTTTGAGCAAGTGCAAGAGCTGATACAAATTCTGTTTCCATTTCTTCTGATTGAATTTCTTCCGGAGGCTCTGGCATAATTCCGGTATCAATAGTTTCAAAGAAAATCCAATCAAGCACAGCTCTAAGTCCTTTATGAACTTGGTCAAGTAATGGAGAAAGAAGAACCATTTTTTCTTCTTTGATTTCGTTGACTTCTGTTGCTGTTCTTCCTCGTTCAGCAGTATTTAGAATTACTGCAAATAGATCATTGTAAAAATGTTCTTTGATTGTTTGTTTTAATTCATCATTGTTTTGTTTAAGTTTAAGAACATCTGGTGGAACTTCATAAACTGTTGAAATTCCTCTTCCGTTATCATCTTCCGGAATAATTTGCCCCGGAGCATCAATAAGACCTTTTTCTTTAAATAATGCTGCAGGACCTTTATATAAAGGACTAACTAATTTTTTCAAACCTTTAGAATATTCTTTAACTTGCGCCATTAGTTGTTTAGCATCTGGTAATGCTTCCATTCCGGGGCAATTTGATGGATAAACATCTTCCCCATTTACCTCCGCTTCAAATATTGCAAAAGGAAATCTATCTAAACCGGATAACTTTAAGAACTTATCAGAACCAACAACGAATGTTGCAGATATGAATTTCTTATGTTTTGCAAGAGGAGATTTCGGGTTATATTCTTTGTTTGGTTCAACGAAATAGCAAAGTTCAAACAGGTTTGAATTTTGATTGTCATAAGCATTTTGTACATTCTCCGGACAATTCTCATATCCATATTTTGCAACAATATTTTTTGCTGATTCCTTGAAATTTCTGCAAACGGTATCAATATTTCCTCTATGGTCTTTTAAATATCTGTAAGAACCGATAGGAAGTAATTTGAAATTTACAACTGTTTGATAATCCGGTTCCATTGATAATGCACTGAAACCATAAACACCAAGATGTTTGTATATTCCTAACATTGATTGATAGAAATTAGATGCTGCTAAAATTCTTCTGATTAATTCTTCTTGTTGATTGCTCCAGATTTTAACAGATTGAATGTCATTTAATTCTTTCTTTTTCATCTGAATTTTGAACCAACGAGTTGCAGCAGATGTTGCACCGGATTGCATACCTGATGCAAAATTTCTAACAGCAGTCAAGGTAATTGAATCAATAATCTTTTTTGATTTTTTGATTGGCTTATTAACATCATCAACAAGAAATCTACAATTACGAGGAGAAAAATAACTAGACAATTCTTGCAAATCAGGTTTAATTTGATTAAAATCATTATCCATTTTATTTTTCTTATTCATAAAATATTTAGTCGTATAAGAAAAATCTTTTGGTTTTGAGATTTTAGGCTCAATATTTTCTTCAATTTTCAAACCTTGCAACATATTATTCTCCCAATAAACCTTTCTTTTGAGTGTTAGCATCATCTAACAAACCTCTTGAAGTTGTATTGATATTTCTAGTTGCTAAAGATGCAGCTTTATTTCTTGTGTTTGTAGAAGCTTTTGACACACTCGCATCTGCTGCAGTCGGAGTTGCAACAGTTTGAACAGGAGTATTATCAACAGCAGATGTATTAGCTTTTGGAGTTGAACACATAAATTTCTCTCTTTCTTTTAAAATCGGAAAGCATAGGACTTGAACCCAACACCCTAATGAGTGCAATCCGTTTAGCAAACGGTTCTATCACCTTGATAGTTTACTTTCCAAAAATGCTCGTCTTTCCGAGCCGTCACCAATTCGCATCTTACTATATTGGGAACCCAGCTTGTTATAATAGAAGGAGGTTGTCTAATCGAATGGGTCAAAATCCGTATTTAAACTGAAACTATTTGAATTTCTTCTACCTTGGTTATTCAAGAAATATTGCGGATAATAATTTATTCCATATATTCCCATCATCAAAGTATCGGCATAATCTGGTGATTCGTTATGTTCTTTTCGGATTTCTTTTTTGTCGAGGATATAAACTTTACCTGTTTTAGAATTCCAAGTAATTTTCATATACTCAACTTGACGTGCAGCATTTTTGCAATTCAATCTTAAGAACCCACCGTCAAGCATATCTTTTAGTGATAAATAACCATCACATCTTGCGTTTCCGGATAAGTCGGCAACTCTTTTAGCTGACATTGCGCCACGAAAAGCAACAACATTTTCTAGTGAATTTTTTAAAGAACAAACTATTGAATACCCAAGTCCATCAGCATCGGCAATCAAGAATGATGGCTTCCACTTTGAGTAAAGGTTCATAATCTTACCTTTGGTAATATCGGTATCAGCTTCTGTCCATGTAACGGTTTCTGTTTCTTCCCAGACTGTAGAAGATTTTTGAACAATCAATTTTGCAACTGTCAAGTCACCGCCTGATGCAGATAAGTCAACAGCCATAACTGAATTGTTAGGGTGTTGTTCTTCTGGGTATTTCAGATTTAAAGCTTTTTCTATTTTGTCAGAAGCAACAAGATAATTTGTACCTTGCTCTAATGGATTACCTAACCAAACGTGATTATACTTTGCCATATTTGTTCTTTTGCATTCGTTTGCCTCATCAATAAGTTTCTGTGGACAATACGGATTATCGTAATAGTTGATATGAACGTGGTAACAATTCGACCTACTCAAACAATAGTTGTAAACTGCATCACTTTTTATATATCTATTCATTGTAAAGATGATTATTGAATTAGGTTTACGAATTGTTGGAATAATGACATCAACTGCACGTTCTGTTACTGTTTCCGCTTCATCAATCCAAAGAATGTCAACACCCTCAAGACCTTTTATGTTAACAATTTCTTGTTCACGAAAACCTTTGAAAAAGATAACTGAACCTGTCTTGCGGTGAATAATACGTTTGTCAGTAACTTCAAAATCGAGATTGAACTCATCAATTAAATTTTTGAATAATGCAAGAACAGAATCTTTAACGGAATCTTTGATTACACGACCAACACAAATAATAACTTTTCTGTGTTCTGCAATGTATAAAAGGATTCTACCGATTGATTGAGTTTTGCCGGAACCTCTTCCACCCTCTGCAAGAAATAAGGAATACTTGTTTAGATTAAAAAATATAGGTAATAGCTTAGGTGGAATTTCAAGTATTTTAGGAAGTTTTATCTTCATTGCTTATCCTTTAAATGAGGAAAGCAACGAAGATATTATTGTGATTCGGTTTCTTCCTTAATACTTTCCCCTATTTTTAATTCAAAACTTTCTCCGTCAACTTCAACCTCACCCATCTGAACAACAACAGAATTGTTGACCTGCGCATCTTCTTTCATCAAACCTTTTAACTTACATTTCATTTCAATAGCTTTGTTTGCAGCAGATACATTAGGTCTGCCGTCTTTGTCTCGAGACTCAAGAGCAATAATTTTCATCTCATCAAATTCTTTGAACGCATCATCTATTGAATACTTGATTTCATCTTCAATATGTTGTTGTTTTGTTTTTTCAAGGTACTTAATCCATGGGGTAATCTTAGGGTTTTTCAATAATCTTGAAGCTTCCACACAACAAGTAGCGGTGTTTGCTCCTGATTGATAAGCTATTCGGTATGCTTCCGTAGCATTCAACCCGTTAAGGATGTATTCCTTAACAAATTGATTTTGCTTTTTTGTAAGTTGCGGAAGTTCTTCTACCATAATTAACCTTGCTTAAGTTGTAACTTTTTAACTAATTTTTTATTCCCGTTGAAGTTTGATGCGTATTGTCTGATTTGTGTAACATCACCTTTTTTATTTTTGATACCAACATTCACACCATATATCCAACCGAAGAGAGAATTGACATCTAACTTGTAGTATTTACATAAAAACCTCTTTTGCTCTAGAGCTATGAGTTTCATTGCTCTATTCCCTGTGATATTTGAATTGATAAAAACTTCACCATCATCAATTCTTTTTTCAATGAGAGTTGTAACTGGTCTGTGACATTTTGGACAAGAACCTATGATTAACTTTCTTGTTTCAAAGTCTTTCAAATCTTTCAAAATCCACATTTCTGCTTTGTCTATTACAACACCACAATCACAAACCAATTCCATTACTCTCTCCAAACTTAAACACAACTCACCCCTTTACACCGATAAGGAGTGATGAGGGTTCAGTTCTATTTCACTTATCTACTATATTTTGAAATTTAAAACATTTTTTTGAAAAAATCATTGTTTGTTTAACAACCAATTTTTACGGATTTGTTTCAAAATATTTTATTTTCTGAATTACAACCGCTTAATAAATTTTAATATTTCTCGCTTTTTGAATTTTCAACAGTTCACTTTTGCTTCCTTTTTGAAGAAAAAGAAATTTTTAAAAAATTTTTTGTAAATATAAATAAAAAATA